CCGCTTGACTTCTCATTACGAGAAACAAGACCGTATTCAGCAATTAACATCTGCTTGATAGAGTCGCCTGTTTTTGCCATCAATTCTGTATGCCACGGACGGAGCCAGTTAATAGCCCAGAAATCCATGTCTAGAAAGAAAGCGTTAGCAGCAACAGAACCCACACCGTCAGTAGCTAGGTTTCGATCAGGTACGATTTTAAAAGTACCAAAATCAGAAACGTAGACATCGACAGCAGCGACAGCTGTTGCCGGGCCTGAGCCAGAGACTGAGTGACGAGGAGGAATACCTAGTGATACTGAACCTGAACCCACTGACGCCAATCCTGAGATTGTCTGTTTAACAACAGAAGGAACAAGTATCATATCTGGTTGACCGCCAGCATCAAAGCATGCCTTAATGACAGCTTTGATATTAGCTTCAGTAGCAGCGACATTAGCACCGGAAAGTACCATAGCCGTTGTGCCTAGAGAACCAGCAGCGGGAGAGCCACCAGAACCACCATTAACATAACCAGTGTTCAACCAAGACGGAAGACCAGCTGTTTGCCTCGCTCCACTAACACTACCAACTGCTTTCACGATATTTTGAGTGAGCATGAATTCCATATCACGCTTCATTCTTTTTCCCGCTTTAGCGAGCTGATAGGCTTGAGCTTTGCCTCTACCAGCATAATTAACAACTTCATCCGTACCTGATGTCATGTTGACAGCACGGCTTATCTGAGTGTAATTATTAAGCTTCGTTGGCTGCTGACTTGCTGTAGAAGTGCTAACAGCAGGATCATCATCACCTTCTAACTGACGGTTAGCCGAACCAGCAACAATTGTATCAATTTGCCATTCAAACAAAGTTGCTTCAGCTTTACCTTTACTACAGCCAGAAAGAAAGGGAGTATCCATCGGAGCGATATTATAAATTACGTCAGACAAGTCTTCTCGAATAGTCGCACCAGTATAAGTGGTAGCGGTATTTGTAACGATTGCCATTTTAATATCTCCTAAAAATAATTATTCTAGCATATCAAAGATTACATCAGCCGCATCATCGACATGGCCTGTTTCTTTGAGACGCCCCAATTTAGCAGTACGCTTGCGCGCTTTGGAGGGAGCCTTATCTTGCTTTGCTTTTGATCGAACTACCTTTGGTTTATTCCTGACTTTCTTGGAGCGAACTGCTTGTTGCTTTCCTCGAACATCATCATAAGCCTTGGCTTTCATTAGCATAAGAATAGATCGGTGATCCACTAGAGTATCTAATTCTTCCTTAGTGTACCCTTGTCCAACGGCATATTCTCCAATAGCTTTGGAGATTGCCATACGCTTTTCATCATCTCGCCAGTCCGGTAGGATCTGAGACATCTTATGATGTTCCTCCATCCACATCCGTTTTTGCTGTTCTGCCATTTCAGCTTGCTGTTGTTCAGTAGCAGCCTTATGTTGGTTCTGAAGTTCTGTTATTTGTTCTTGCGCCTGTCTATAGTCATCACGCTTGGTCAAATATTCTTCTCGATCTTCAGTCTTTAAGCGTTCCCAATCTACATTCTGGAATTGCTGCAGATGTGCATAGTTTGTTGAGATGGCCGCTTCAACGGCATCTACATACTGCGCTCTAGCTTGCTGAGTCTGTTGGATTTCCTGCTGCGCTTGTTGCATCGCACCATCCATCTGTCTTCGATGTTCAGCTAACTCTTGAGTTTTCTTTGTATAATCTGCTTGTCGAGAGTAACCCTTTAAGAGTTCGTCTTCAGTGACCTCAACATCCTTACCATCAACTCTGACAGTATAGACAGTTTCGGTTTCCGACTCATCTTCAGATTCTTCTTCTTCAAGTGATTCTTCAGTCTCTTCTTCTTCAGCATCGTCTTCAGTCTCTTCTTTAGATCCATCAACGACTCTGTTTTCAGAAGGTTCCGGTTCATCTTCGGATACTTCCTCTGATGTTTGCGTTTCTTCAGATTCTTCGGTGTCCTCCGGTGGAGGATTAATCATCTTTAGAAATGCTTCTCCTGCTTCCTCTAGACTACCCGCTTGAGCGGTTGAGGTTTCTTCTGCTTGCGGGGCCATTTGCGTGTCCGCCATCTTCAAATCTCCTATATATGATATTCCTTGAGTTTTCGCGCAATCTCACCTGTCTCTATAATCGAGATAATATGTGTGCGAATCCTTTCAAGGAGTCTCAGAGAGAGCCAGCAATGTTCTCTGGCTTCAGTTTCCCTGATACCAGAATGGTACCAAGTATTTCTTAGTTCTTGTTCTAGCGTGTCTAATGTTTCTTTAAATATTGGATCATTAAGAAGTCTATTAGCACGTTCTTCTTGAATTGTTGACATTATGTTTTACGTGTCTTTTTCTTGTCTTTTTTGTATCTTTCCATACCGGCTTTAGTATAAGGGTAATGTACAGTCTTCTTTCCTTTTTTAAGTTTCGGCACTATCCTTTCCTCTTTGTTGCCATTTTTTTAAATGTTTTAGCCAGCGAAGCTTGTCGCTTAGTTGTAGTTGTAGCTTTTGATCCCTTTTTTAGAACCTTATTTGCATAGGCTTGCACACTCATACCGGCAGCATTCGCCTTCTTCGTGAATGCTCCCTTTTTTAATTTAGCTTTTTGAATCCACTTTGCCATAATTATCCTATCGCTACAGGTCTACCCTGTTCTGCTTCGAGTGCAAGTTCAGCCATCTTCAGTTGTGCATCTACAGCATCTGCGGCAGCTACTTGCTGCATCTTCTGCTGTTTCACCTGTATATCTGCGGCTTTTATTTCAAGTTCTCTCTGTTTAAGTTGCATCTCTTGCTGATCTAACTGTTCCTGTGGATCAGGCTGCGGGGGGACACTATCTGGATCAGTTAAGAAGTCATCAACATTCTGGAAGCCCATATTCTTTATAAGAGCTGCACCCATATTGTACATATTCTTCTCACTGACAATCTTCAATCCACCACGCATAGCATCACCAGCAAACCCTAACATCGTAGTTAGGTGCATAAGCTGCTGATCTTTATTACCACTACCAATACCAACAGATACTGTGCAGTCATACTTATCCTTCCACATATCAGGACGCACAGGAACCCATTGATTTCTAAGCATAATTACACGCTCATGGTCTTGGTTCTTTAGAACTAACTCATAGATATTCCTCATCAGTTCTTTAACACCAGTCTCAGCAAAGCATCGAGCTATCAGTTCTACTCTTGATTGCGCTGCAGTCATTGTAGCGGAAACCGCTGAAGCTGTCGTGTGAGACGTTAAAGCATTATCATTCAATCCCTGAGAGTATTTGTTCACACCGCTTCTGGACTCGCGGAGTTTATCAAGGTACTCAAGCATGGCAAAGGATGACTGCTCTAGTTGAGGAGTAGCCAAAGGCATAACCGCATTAGGACTCTTTACGCGAACTACCCCACCGGGGCGTTGCGTAAGTAAGTCATCAAGGTTAGCTTGCCCTTCGATGACTGCATACCTACCAAAGTTCTGGTTATACATATTGTCCATGAGGTTACGCATCAAGGTTGACTTAATTAATTGAATGTCCATAATCAAATCAGCAATGGACAAACCAAAGAACTTATGCGGGATCTTTATTGGTGTAATACTTACAAAGGGAATGCGATCAATAGGTTCATTCTCTATAATAAAATCGCCTACAGAACAAACCTTTCGTAGTTCTGCAATACCATCACCGTCGAAATCAGTACGCATATAGCTTTCATGCAGCCAATATTCTTGTAGTGCTTCTTCACCACCTAGAGCAACAGAGTCACCACCGAATGCAGTATCAGCAGAGTTATCAAAGGAATAACGTGCGTTTGATCCACCCCATGTCGATGCATCAAAGTCATACTGACCGCTAGATAACTTCATAGGATCAAAATCTGTATCTGGATACATCTCACGCAACTCAGATAAAGTCTTCTTTACTCTATGACAGACAAACCTAGCTTCCTCAATCGTCTTGGATTCTTTTGAGATTAAGAATTCATCAGGTACTACATTCTCAATCCTTACTTTACCGATGTAAGCCTTACGAGTAATTACTACATCGTGATACCCATCTTCAGGAGTATGCTCAAGTATTTCTACACCGGGACTCATAAGAAGAGCGTTGAACTCTTGCTCATCTAAGTTATTATATTCTTCTCGATTATAGTCCTCGTACTCATCCCACCAGCATTTGACTATACCGTTCTTTTGAAGTAAAGCATCCGTAAACCACGTGTATAGTATTTCCCAACCGGGATTATCTTTAGTAAAGATATAGTTTACATAGTCGGTCGCTTGCTTTGCTGACTCTACATCTTCCGGGCCAACAGGGCTAAAGCTGACCATCTCATCACCTGAAGCAAACACACGCATGAGAGAAGGCTTGATCCACTCGATAGTGTCCATTACAGTGGAATCAACATACTGACTACGACCCTCAACCTCATTACCGAATTTCTCAGCATAGTAATACCGCATAGCCTCTTCCCTTTGCAGAGAAATAGTATCACTATATCCTAAAGCATCCGCAATCTCGCTTCCGATTCTAGCTAGTAATTCTGAATCTGTTATTTTAGATGATGCCATAATTCTTGTATGTTATATCCTGTGTCCAC